GGTCTATCTACGAACAAGCTAAACGAACACCTGACGAGTGGTTTCATTTGGTGTTAAAAGCCTCCGAATCTGGACTCTTGCCCCACACGGAGTTAAAGGCTGCTGCCGCACAGATCAGCGAGGATCAATTTCTACAAGAGTATGAGTGTTCGTTTGAGGCGGCAATCCTTGGTGCTTTTTATGGCGAGGACTTACGCAAAGTTACCGAGGCCGGACAGGTTAGGCGTGTTGACTACGATCCGCACATACCCACGCACACGGCTTGGGACTTAGGCTATCGAGATGACACGGCGATTTGGTGGTATCAAGTGGTGCGTAACGAAATCCACATCATTGATTATTTTGCAATTTCTGGTGCAAATATTGAAGAAATAGCTAAAATAGTGCTACAAAAGCCATATATTTACGGAAAACATTACTTACCCCACGATGCAAGGGCTAAAACACTAGCGGCAGCGGGCAAGTCGGTTATTGAGCAATTGGCTGAGTATCTAGGCATCAACAACATGGCGATTGTGCCGGACTTGTCGGTGCAAGATGGGATTCAGGCGGTGCGTCAAATGTTGCCGATGTGTTGGTTTGATGCAGAACGAACGCACGATGGGCTTGAGGCACTAAGGCAGTATCAGCGTGAATACGACGAGGATAAGAAGGCGTTTAGGCAGACACCAAGGCACGATTGGACTTCGCACCCAGCTGACGCATTTAGGATGTTGGCGATTGCTTGGAGGCTAGAGCCAAAGGTTAAAGCACCAGATACGGTCAAGCCGCTAATGGTTGGGCCACAGAACACGGTAACTTTAGAAGATATGTGGGCAACCCACAAAACAACCAGGAGTAGTCGATTATGAGTGGTGTACAGAATCCGTATCGTTATCAGTACGAACACGTTGCAGCAAGCCAATCGGCGCAAGTTTTAGGCACAACTGGCGCAATCGGTGATTACTTGCACCGCATCGTCATTACTGTGTCTACAGCTGCAACGGCGGCAGTTCAAATCGTTGACGGCACAGGCGCAGGCATTTTGACACACACAATATTGCCAAACTCACCAGGCGGCGGTATCGGTGTTTATAACGTTGAGCTTAACGCAGTCAGTCAGAACGGCGCATGGAAGATCACAACCGGCGCAGGCTCTGAAGTCATGGCGGTTGGAATTTTCACCGTATGATCGTAGCAAGCGTATTGCGGTCTGGCGGTGATTTCAAGCCTGAACACGTTTATGCGTTGCAACGAATGTGCGCTAAGTATCTGCCGCCGCATGAGTTTGTGTGCCTATCAGACATTCAGTTAAGTTGCGAAACCATCCTTTTAAAGCACGATTGGGCGGGTTGGTGGGCAAAAATGGAGTTGTTCAGGCTACCGAGTGCGCTGTACTTTGATCTTGATACCGTCATTATTGATGACTGCACCGAGATGATTGAGGCGGCAAAGCAGCACGATTTTGTGATTATGCGTGACGTTTATCGGGGTCAATACAACCCGAAAGCGATGCAGTCTAGCATGATGTACTGGTCTAAACCTGTGGATTTATACGATAAATTTGCTGCATTACAGATGTACACGGCGGGTGGTGACCAGGCTTACATTGAACACTTTATGCGCGACAAAGTGACGTATTGGCAGGACATTACAGGCGGAATTGTGAGCTTTAAGGCTGATGTGCTGCCTAAAGGGTTAGACGATGCCAAGGTGGTGATATTTCACGGCAAGCCTCGTCCGTGGGAACAAACAAGGGTGAGCTATGAAATTGGTTGAAGGCTGGCAAGTTCCCGATATTGACGAGTGCTGCATTAACGCACTATTGGTTGAGTTGCCAGACTTGTTGCAGAGCTATGCGTTTATGACTCAATTTCGTACCGTCATTCAGGCCGGTGGCAATATCGGCGTATATCCCGCAACAATGGCAGGGCAATTTGAGCGTGTGCTGACAGTCGAGCCTGATCTGGTCAATTACCAAGCGTTGCTGTTGAATGTCGCAGGCCGTGACAACATTGAGCATCATTGGGCTGCATTTGGTGACAAAATTGGCACAGCATCGGTTGACCACGTTTACCCTGAGAACATTGGGGCGCACCAGTTGAAGGCTGGTAGTGACGTTCGGGTGCTAACCATCGACTCATTTGGCGTAGATAACTGCGATTTCATCCAGTTAGACGTTGAAGGTTACGAACACCTTGCATTACTAGGTGCAGAGCGCACGATCAAAAAGACACACCCAGTTATCACGCTAGAGCTGAAGGGCTTGGGCAGTCGGTACGGGTACAGCGACCAGGACACAATCTCATTACTTGATAGTTGGGGCTACGAGATTGTCGGGCGGGTAAACCGTGACGTAATTTTTGCGAGATTCTAAGATGGAAGCACTCACCGGCGTTCAGAAGTGGCTAAACGTAATCAGCCAGTACGACAACGAGTTTAAGAAGTGGGAGGCTCGCTCACAGAAGATTGTTAAGCGTTACCGCGACGATAACCGCAATCAGAACACCAACGAAACCGCTAAATTCAACATTCTGTGGTCAAACGTACAGACGCTGATCCCTGCCGTTTATGCCAGGCTACCAAAAGCAGACGTTGCGCGACGCTTTGGCGATAACGACCCAGTAGCCCGTGTTGCCAGCCAGTTGATCGAACGTGCGCTAGATTTTGAGATTGAGCATTACAGCGATTTCAGATCAACCATGAAACACGCAGTTGAGGACAGATTCTTAGGTGGTCGAGGCGTAGCTTGGGTCAGGTACGAGCCGCACGTTAAAGTGCAAGATATGCCTGAAGATGGGTTGCAAGTGACTGAGGATGTTGACGAAGTTGACGCCCAAAACACGATGACGCTTGATGGCGCGATGGGCGAAGAACCACAAGAGGAAATCGAATACGAGTGTGCGCCTACTGACTATGTGCATTGGAAGGACTTTGGTCACTCTGTTGCAAGAACATGGGAAGAAGTCACTAGCGTCTGGCGCTGGGTGTACATGACCAAAGAAAGCCTAATTGAGCGATTTGGCGAAGAAGAAGCCAAAAAGATACCTTTGGATGCAGGGCCGGAAACCAACAAACAGTATTCGACCCAATCTAAAGACTTCACTCGCGCCAAGATTTGCGAAATGTGGGACAAGGAAAGCGGCAAAGTCTATTGGATCAGCAAGAGTTGCCCAGACATTCTTGACGAGCGTGACGATCCGCTCGAGCTTGAAAACTTCTTTCCGTGTGCCAAGCCACTCTACGCCACGATGACGAGCGACACACTTGTGCCGATCCCTGACTTTGTGCTGTATCAGGATCAGGCTAACGCTTTGGATATTCTGTCAGATCGCATTGACGGGATGATTAAAGCCTTGCGTATCCGTGGGGTCTACGATGCGTCACAACCCACCTTGCAGCGTCTTTTGACTGAAGGTGATAACAACACCTTGATCCCTGTAGATAAGTGGATGGGGTTCTCAGAGAAAGGCGGGCTAAAAGGGTCAATTGATTTGCTGCCGATTGATACCTTGGCAAACGCTTTGCTGCAATGCTATCGGGCGCAAGATGAAATTAAACAAACAATCTATGAAATCACCGGAATTAGTGACATTGTTCGAGGACAAGGCGCAGCAAGCGAAACAGCAACAGCCCAGCAAATTAAGGGTCAGTATGCCGGACTGCGCTTGCGCTCGATGCAAGAGGATGTTGCCCTGTTTGCGAGTGAGTTATTCCAGTTAAAAGCACAGGTTATTTGTACCAAGTTTCAGCCAAGCACGATCCTCCAGTACGCAGCTGCCACAGCCATGCAACCGGCAGATCAGGCAATGATCCCCCAAGCGTTAGAGTTGCTTAAAAACAAGCCTCTGCGGTCATTCCGTATCCAAGTCGATGCCGATAGCCTGGTGCAAATTGACGAGCAACAGAACAAACGTGATCGCACCGAGTTTTTGCAAGCGATGGGCGGGTTCTTAAACCAAGCCTTGCCAATGGGTCAACAAGCACCAGAAATGATCCCAATGTTGGTGGAATTGGTAAAATTTGGCATTGGTGCTTATAAGAAAGCCGAGCCGATTGAAGGCACAATTGACCAAGCGATGGAACAGATGAAACAGAAACAGCAACAAGCGGCGGCCAATCCTGCACCGCCCCCACCTGATCCTGAGATG